GAACCAAAATCTAAAACACAAACTGCTTTTTTAGCTTCAGTTGAGTTATAGATTAAAGCACCTCTCGCAGTTAATGTTACTCCTGTGAAAGATAAATCTGCAAAGTCAACGATAGCGACTCCGCCTGTTGCTAGTGAAACTTGTTGTGATTGTAATACACCGCCTCCAGCTACGTACTGGCCTGTATTTGCCACTTCACTTGTTGCTGTGTATGAAGTCGTAGCTGAACTTAAAACTGCGACTGATGTGTATAATCCTAATTTAAATACGTCACCACCTGACTCTAAATCGTGAATACCTTGTAGTATTTCTGATTTAAAAGAATTGGCTACTGCTTGTGAAATTGCCATAATGTTTTTTCTCCTTAATGTTTAAAATCTTTAATTATTTGGTGAAGGCGAAGGTATTTTAACTCTAGGCACTCCATCCATATACTCATCTCTACGTCTTCTGCCCATTTGCTCTAACGCAAAGCTTTGTATAGCTACATTATACTTGTCAGAATAGACTTTGTACATATCCATCGGCCCTTTTAAAAACTCATAGGCTTGGCACATAGTAGCATAAAACAATAAATCAGGAACATTATCAGATAAGTAAGTTGTGGTATTGGTAGCTGATAAGTGATCAGGTGTATAAATATAACTTAATTGAACTTGATATTGAGCATTTGGTGTAGGAGCCATAATAACTGAAGTTTCCTTCCACATTGCATAATATTTAGGAACTCCTGTAGCTCCTGTTGAATTATATTCAAATATAAAGGTTGTATCTCTTTTGTCTAAATATTCTTTAGTTGTAGGACTTTGAGAAGAATCATAAACTAAAAAAGACCTAACAATAATAGCTCTTCTAGTAGAAGTTACTCCAGAAGAAGCAGTAACATTAGGAAGTAATAAGTAAGGTGAATTAATATTAAGATTTGCTGTTGCATATTCTCTAGCATAGTCAGCATCGACTTCTCTAAAAATACGAAGTTCAGCATCTCTAATCATACTATCTAAAATAGAATCAGTTAATACATTTGAATCTACTTCAGTGTAATCTCTAACTTTTTGTAATAATTCAGCAAAGGTCATATTATGATATTACTATTGTAACTCTCCCTGTTCTAGTACCTACTTGTCTTTTATTATTTTCTTCTAATGGAGAAGTATCAGGTTGCATTCCATTTGATAAAAATTGTCCATCCCAATATTGAGGATCTAAATAAACTGTTACAGGTGCAGCTCTTTGTGGTCTTGCATTCCATAGTGCAACAGGATCTGCCATATGTGGTTTAGGATCTAGTTGTGGGTGTTTAGCTTCAAATTCAGATATATGTACCCAAGAACCATTCCATTCTTTTACCATTTCTCTATATGGAAAAGCTTGTCCTGATCTATCAGATATGGATTGTGAATATTTACCTTTTGCGTATGCCATTATGATCCTTGTGGGTAATAAACACTAGGTGTGATGTAAACAGATGTTCTTTGACCATCTTCATCTAATGCTCTTTTTAATTCATCTTCGTATAACATTTTTAACATTTGAACTCTATCTAGTGCAATTTTTTGTGATAAATAAAATGCTAATCCTGAAACCATACAAGGATAAAATCTAAATGGCATATCAGTTGTATTGGAGTAAGCTCCTGCATCTTGTATTCTTGCAAGATAATAATAGAATATATTCGTCACGGCGCTCGTATCAGGAGCCAGATATAAACTTATAGTTGGTGTAATTTGTCTGTTTACGTAATACTGAGAAGGAGTTCCTGTATCAGTCTTATTTGGAATAGCAATATATTCAGATCTAGAAATTTTAGTTAATGTTTGTTGAGTACCACCTGTTGTAGTTACAACAGCTTCAAGTACATCATTACAATCACTTGGTGTATTGTAAGTTGCTGTTCCGTTTACAAGAGTTAATGTTTCTGATTTTACTTTCCAAAGATTAATTCCTCTATTTCCCCATTCAGAAAATAAAAGATTTAAACTTCTTCTAGCAGATTTAATATCGTGACCTGAATTAGTTCTTACACCACATCTTTCGTAAGCTTCTTCAATAGCTTCGTCAATCGTGATATTAAACGATGTAGTTCCCGATGTAGCCATTTCATAACCTTACGCTTTAATTGCTTCTTGTAATTCTAAAGGTAATTTTTTTTGAGCTGTAGTAAGTTTTCCAGTTTTAGCTTTCATCATCTTACCGTATTTAGCTTTTCCAATTTTACCAGTCATTTTGTAGGCTTTGTGCCCACCACCCATTTTCATCATAATAAACTCCTTAATTGATATAGTATAATAACACTATGACTTACTTTAGTAAATCTCCATAATAAGATACTAAGCTAGGGTTAGATAATTCAATATCTGCTGAATCGTGTTTTACAAATTTACCAAAATACTCACTTCTTTTTTTATATTCACCAGAAGTTTCAGTTTCCATAATTGGTCTATGTGATTTAGCGTGATCAACTGATAAACCTTTTTGTGCTTTTTTTGGTTTAGGAACACAGTTAGGTACTTTTCTACCATTCTTAGTTTTCATACCAACCATTTCGTATCCTTCCCAACAAGGTCCTTTTTTAGCCATTAGATACCTTCCTCCAAAAATACTTTAGTTTTTTTACAAGCACATTGCTTAATATTAAAAATCTTGCAAATTATTTCTTTAATCTTTTTCATCATAATTTTTAGTGGCCACTTTGAGAGTGTATAACTTCTCTTCATTGCGGTTATATAACTTTTTAGATTTTACCACTTTAGACCTAAAGAGTAAACTTCTAAGCTTTTCTGCTATTGGGTTTCTTTTTTTTCGCATGAGCAGAATCTTTCATTAATCTGCCGTTAGGCATATAGTGATAACCTGCAGGTGCTTTTTTCTTTCTAGCTCCTCTAAGTTTACCATCTATTTGTTGCGTCATCTGTGATCTTGATATTGCCATTATATTAAATCCTTTACCTTACCTAATATAGGTTTATATTTAGTTTGTCCATCTTTTTTAAATGCGTGTAAAAAACTAGCTCTTCTATCTTCTGCTACCCAACTACAGTGGATCCACCCGCTTGAAGGTTCTCCTGGAGTGTAGTACTCAAGGATAAGCTGGTCATACGGAAGTTCCCTATGTATCCATTCAGCAACTTCTGCATTATCTACACCAGGACATTCAAAATCTGCTGCTTCTCCTTTTGTATGTTGAGAATTTATTGAACTATTAATAGCTAAACATAATTCTGGAGAGCGATATCCTGAAGTAACTGTAACTCTTCCAAATCTATCTCTTACTGGTTGTAATATATTTTCACAAAGTAATTTAAGTTTTTCTATTTGTCCCGCATTAGGATTATTATTAATTCCTTTACGAATAGCTGTGTCTGATTTAATTAACTCTGAAAGAGTAAAGTTACGGGTAAGGTTCATTATTTTGGTTTTATAATTTTACTTATACTTTTACTACCATCTATATTTTTTTCAAGTTCTGCTTCTACTTCACCACACATAAACTGTTTGTTAGTCATATCCATATTTCTAGTGGCTTCTCTTTTCATTTTTAAACAGGTAGATAAATTATCTTGTATTCTGTGTTCTACAAGTTCTCCACCTATAAATAAACAAAGTGCAATAACTGTTTGTATCATCCTACAATTTTTCCCTTGTTAGGTCCATTTTTAATAACATATTTTTGTGTACCACCAGCACCTATATCAACTTCTTTTCTTAAGTACTGAAAAAATTTCATTTGTTTTCGAGATTCAGTTTTTTTTAAACTATGTTTAATCATCATATTTTTATTTATCTTTTCTCTATCAGACATTACTTCCTCCAATATTCAGTTATTTGTTTCCACTCACATTCAGAATCTTCACAAGTGTAGTCATATTCTTGTAAAGTTCCAGCATTAATGCCCGTTTCCGTTTCCATTACTAAACTTAATATCTCTTGTTTGATCTTTAAGTTTTTCGACATCTTTTTTAAGTTTTTCAATTTCCTTTTCCATCATATCAATCATAACACCTGTATGAACATTTTGTTTAAGTTGTTCTTCGTGTTCTTCTATTTTTTTCGCATTGTATTCAAGAAGCATGAACTGCTCTTGGTCAATAGGCTTTTGAATACTAGCTTCTAGTAAATCTTTTTCAAACAATTGATTTTTTGTCTCTAATCGATTTAATCTTTCAATTACACCAAATGCAAACCACGCGCCTATAACTATGGCTGCAATCAAACCAATTAAGTTACGTAATGGTAAACCAATATTTGTATTTTCAGAAATTTTCATAGGCTAATTATAAACCTATGTTTAGATGATAAAAAGTATTATACCTATAATAACCGTTGTAATTAAACTGCAAGTATACTTAGTATTATTACAAATATAACATTTAGATTCTTTGTGAATATTTTTTTTAAAAGTTTGTTTTAAACATTCATAAAATTTTAGCATTTCCATCTCCTTCTTGCTTGTCTTAATCTTGAATTAGGATCTCTTGCAGCTTTTGGAAACATCTTCATTTGCCCTGCTGATCTAGCACAAAAAGATTTTCTTCTTTTAGCTGCTTTACTTCCTTTTTTAACTTTGCCTGTTACAGCTGTTTTTAATTTTGAACCAGGGTTCATTCTTCTGTATGCACGGACCCCTGCTGCCGTCATACCTGCTCCAGATTTTGTAGATCTGAAATTTTTTTTATTACGCGCAGGCATTCCACCTTTTGCATAACCCTCGATCTCTATACCTAAGTCAGCATAGTAATCCATAGACACCTACACTGTTAAACCAGGACCTGAATATTTATCAGTTAACAATGTGTAAGCAGCGACATTTGTTTTTGTTTTAACAAAAATTCCTTTTGGAAAAAGTATTCCGTCTTCTGGAAAGGAAAAGTTGATTACATCACCGTTAGGTACATCACCTATGAAAAGTGTGTCACCTGTATTTGAAGTTGTAGTTAATTCTAAAACTCCTGCTCCAACACCATCTGAAGCAATAATAATTCCTCTTAATCTAATTGGTTGTTCAATAACCGCAGTACCTGTGTTACCTGCTTGTGATCTTGTAGCCTGAATATCGCTTTTAAAACTCATAGTATCTCCATTATAAGGGTAAAGTATAGGGGCGTAAATACTACGCCCCTATATTAAATTGATTACGCTCCTGGCGAACCAAAGATTCCTCTAGGGTCAGACCAACCGAAGCTGTATCTTTCTCTAGCT